GACGATGATCGTACAGGACAGCACATCCTCGCCTTCGGGGTTCTTCCACCGCTCCCACAAGCCCGCGAAGGCCAGGATGGGCGATCCATCGGCAGCCGAGAACAGGTGCGGGGTCTTGTCGTTCTTGGACCCCGTCCATTCATAGAAGCCCGAGGCCGGGATGATGCACCGGCGGCGTTTGTATGCGTCGCGGAACATCGGCCTCGTCTCGATTCCTTCTGCGCGAGCATTGAAAGTCGCGGGGACACTCTTCAACGCCTTCTGCCACCACATGGGCACGAGACCCCATCGCATCGCCACCAGCTCGCGCCGGCCTTCGCGATCCAGGCGCACGACGTCCACCGTCGTGGTGGGGGCGATGTTGTACCGGGGCCGTAGGTTCAGCGGCGTGCCGAACACGTTGAGGAAGGTGTGAACCTCGCTCCACGTGTATCGCTGTGTGAACCGTCCGCACATGGGCTCTATCCGTGCTTCAATCGACCTTCCAACACCAAGGCAATCCGCTCGATGGCGTAGCGGGCTACGGCCGCGTGTTTTGGTCGCCTCCGGGAACGGCCGCCACACAGGTTCGTGCATGCTCGATGGTGTCGCCGATCTCGGTGCCGAACGGATAGGGCAACGTGTTCAGGAACGACAAGGCCGCCTCGACGTCGAGCCGTTCGGCGTTGACGAGTCGGTTCAGGCCCAAAATGGATTCTAGCAGCGCGACCTTGTCGTTGATGGTAGCCACCCGGCGCAAACCGCGCGTCCGATAAGCGGGAGGCCGTGAACGAATCATGTACGGGTCCGACACGATCTCCAACGGATGCGAAGTTCTGTTCTGCCCTGGGCTCGACATGCGTCTCAGTCAGTCGGCTTCGATCTGACCTCCGCGCTGGGTCACGTGCAGGCGCAATTCATCCCGAGCGGCGGCATCCTCGACCGAGCCGTGCCAGCATCGCTGCGCGCCGTTCCATGTTAGGTTCCAGGTTTCGCGCAACGTGTTGCGGAACGAGTCTGTCGCAAATTTTTCCCGACGGCTCGCCGTCTGCCTAAACACCCTGATGTTTGCAACTCTTAATTGCGGCTGTTTGATGGACCGGGCAAAGGCGGTCGAGCTTCCAGACCACGAGGGTGTCGCCGGCACGCAGGTGTGGGAACAGCTCGGCTCAAGATACCGCCCGGCACGGCAGACCCACCGCAACTGTTCCTGCAAACGAACGAACGTTGATGTGATGACGATCAAACGCGGGTAGCCGATCAGCGCTCCCAGATGAACCAAACAATTCTTGCCTATCGTTATCAGAGCATCAATGACGGACATCGCTAACCATGTGAACAGGGAACTGCGGACACCCATCATCGTCTAGGTTATCGAATGGGAGCCGACATCGGGCCGCTACACTCGGCCCCCTTTAGAACGAGCCGGCCGGGTTGGAGGTCTGCGATGCGTACTGGCCGGAGATGGCTGGCTGTTGGAGCTGCAGGAACTTTGGCCGCCTGTGCTGCAATGGTCGGCGCCGTTCATACCGCTTCAGCCCGTGACACCTCCGGTGTGCACGATTTCTTCTTGTCTATGGGCGGCAGTGCTGAGGAAGCCGCGCCTACACCGCGAACAGAGCCGTTACAGATGGCACCCCCATCTAGGCTTATCGAGCGTTCCGTCCGTCGTTCACCGAAAGTGCCGGTGCGGACGACCATCGCGGCTCGGGTGGAACATCCCCTTACCGTCAGGCTACATGCCGCTAAGGCCGTGAAGTCCACCCACTTTGCCGCTGTAAAGCCTTCGGCTGTCTCACGGCCAACCCTTGCAGCAACGACCTCAACACCTAACAAGCCGAAGCCGGTGAAGCTCGCGACGGCTCAGCCCGACCCACCTGGGCATCCCAGCATATCTGTGGCCACAAACATCAGCCTTCGCGGAACAGCCACACCTCCCGCAGGTGACGTGCCCGTTGCGCCATGGGAATAGATCCTTGAAGGGATTGACGGCCGCGTTCATTCCCCGAGCATGTTGCGGTCGACCTCGCCGTAGGTCGCCAGAATCACGGCGTCGCTGAACTCGCCCGTGTTCGGATCGCCGGTTCGGCTGAACGCGACAGCGCCGGCGTTCGTTTCGGCCGCGATGGGCTCTGCGCTTAGCGATCTCCGCGCTGGGAGCCTCGGCTGGCTCTAGCGAAAAACGGGGTCCGGGTCCAAGTTCTCAAGGATTACGCCGATTTCGGCCTCGGCTGGCGTGTGGTTCAGGTGCGAGGTGTTCGGCAACGTAGACGGGTACACGCTGAGCACCGACGTGGACTCGCAGCAATTGCCTTGCTGCCCTTTACAGCTTGGGCTTCTGCTCGGGCTTGGGCTCCGGCGGGGCCGGGACCTGTGCAGTGGGATTGGGTGCTGCAGGTGCTTTGACCGGTGCGAATGTCGGTTTTGGCTTGGGGGGATCCGCCCCAGGAGCCATGGTGATGACTCTTCCCGACGATGAGCGCCTGACCCGAGGATTGCCGGCGACGACCGGTTCTCCGAGTTCGGAACCGGCATGCCTGTACCTGTGCTTGGCATGATGCGCCCGTAGGGAGAGCGACGCGGCTTGTGCGGACGCAATACCGGCACCAAGCATCAGTCCGGATGCGACAATAATCACCTTCATGCGGGCACCCAGTAGCAGTGGTCGCTCACCATAGCGGCCGCTTAGAATGTCGCAACATCGCCCAAGGACGCACCCGCTCTCGCGGGAGAAGGCCAGACGGAAGCGCCTCGGGCTCGCATGCTTCGACTTTCAACAGCGATCGACTCACGGCTGACCGACTTCCGAATCAGAGCATGTTACCATCGGTTGCGGTGTCGGAAGGCAACGGAGGTCGCTCGCATGTCTCATCCCGAGCCGGAGATCCGGTTGCGTCGACGCGAGTTCGTGCCGGTGGGATTCTACAAGATCGTCATGAGCCTGTCGTTGCTCGTGAACCTGCTGCTCGCCGCGTCCCTCTGGAATTACAGCACCATCGAGACCGCGATAGCGAAGGCCCAAACGGCGGTCGGCCTCGTAAAGTGAGACACGCGAGCTTTCAACCGGGCCGCCTGCCGGCCTGAGACTTTTCGATCGTGCACCTCGACGCGGGATCGCGCCCACGCTAGCGTGTTGATCATGCGCTACGCACCGTCCATCTTTCTTGCGGCGATCCTCTGGGCATCTTGTGCAGCGGCGTCCGACTATCACGCCCTGATCGGCCGAACCCTCAAGGTTTACTGCCAGATGGGCACATGTTTTTGGGAGAAAGTCGCGTCGGTCGATTCAGTAGGTGCCAACACAAGCGGCGAACTCTTCCGCGTTGAGGGCACGACATGGGGAAGGTCCGGCCGATCGAAAGTCGCCGAAAGGCCTCAGCCCGAAGCCTATGGAAAGCTATGCCTTCTGTTCCCGTAAAAGACCGGCTACGATCGAAAGATTCGACGGCAAATGGACACTGAACGAGATCGCGCCTGGAACGTCGTCGATGATCTATCACGCGAACAGTGCTAGCATCGGCGAATACTGGCTAGTGTGTCACGGTATCGAGGCTCACGATCTTGAGAAGCTCGCGACCACTCTGGGCAAGACTTTGGGCTATGATCAAAACGCGAACCCGGACAGCCTCAATCAGGTGCCTCTAGCCTCACCCGAGGACGTCCTAGCTCGATAGGTCAGCGGCCCGCTTTGCCAAGCGGTATGGGGCTTTTCGTAAGTTTGGGTGATGTCATAGCGGGAGCGTGCGGCCCACTCGTCACCGCCCATCGACAGCATCCTCACCGTCCGTTCTTTGGCCTCGCGCAACGATCTTCAGCGTCCCGTTGGGCAAGGGTCGCTGCAGCATCAACACCTCCGGCACACACGCCGTGAGCCAGCGGTTGACCTCGTCCGGCGTCGTCAGGATCACCGGCATGGCTTTCGGGTGCACGGCGCTGACCTCGGCGTTCGGCTCCGTCGTCAAGAAGCCAAACAGGTCGTTCGTCGTCTCGCCCTCCTTGACCTTCCGAACCGACGTCCAGCGCGTCCACAGCCCTGCGAAGAAGGCCAGGGGCCGAATTTCGTCGAGTGCGAACCAGATGTTACCGCTCTCGGCCTTGCTGAACTCGCTGAAGCTCGTGAACGGCACGACGCACCGGTTCTCTAGACCGAGCCAGCGTCGCCAGTGGGACGATGTCGTGTTGCGGATGTTCGTCGTGCCCCCGTCGGGCTCGCTTTTGAGCAGCGCCGGGAAGTCGACCGCCTTGCCTTTGGCCTCAAGCGCCTTGGCTCGCCTCTGCGTGGCCTCAAGGATCGCTCGCTGCGACGAGGGCATGCCCCATCGTGCCATAGTCAGCTCGCGGCCCTCGGCCGTGTTGCGCACGATTGGTGCCATGTAGTCCGGATAGATGCCGGGCTGCGACGGCAGGTTGCCGGTCCGGTCAACCATCGCCCGGGTGAATTCGATGATGGCCTGCTGGCCCTTGGTGTGGCTGTAGAGGTTGCACATGCGGTGCAGCGTAAGCGGGCAGGCCGAGAGGGTCCAGGTGACCTTCATCCCCTCCCGCCAACGATCCGCGGCCGCATTGCCACGGCCGGCGGGAGGTCCGGGGGCTTCGGCGTCCCAAGGTCCGACAGCATGGCCCCGCACGTCTCGTAGTGTCCCTTGAAGCGCTTGAAACCGGAGAACTCGCAGTCCCTCGAAAGAACCTTGAGCACGTCCGTGATCTGCGTCTCGGGACCGAGTTTCGCGGCGAGGCGCGCCAGGCGATAACTCCCTTTTCGCGTGCATCGGGAGCACGCCACGCGCACGATGACATAGGGGTAGGACTGAGTCGCAGCACGTCCATGGCCACGACGGCCTGGGAATGTTCCGCTCGGCGTCAAGGGCCTACCCGAGGAACCGCGCCAAGTTGCCGGCTCTGCACGCCTCGGCTTCCCGCGGCAGTGCTGGTAAAAGGACGGGCGACGCTGCGCTAGGCTATCACTGCTGCGACCCCTGGCCGTACCTGATGCGGTCCTGCCCCTCGCGCCGCGCCGAGACCTTTACGGCCTGATCCATGCCGCTCTTGGCGTCCATGCCGTGAATGTTGAAGGTGTCGCCGTGCCGCTCGAAACTATGGGAGCGGCTATTGTTGACCAAGGCGGACGGCGTCGCCCCGAGCGGATGGCGGGATCGCATCATGTGGGCCAGGTCGAGCTTGCCATGCCTGCCTAGTTCGGCGAGGTGCTGAACAAAAGCATGTCGCTTGGCGGCGTCGGTGTTCATCGCATCGGCGAGCTTTTGGTGTGTGGGATCGAGGGCGCCTTTCAGGTGGCCGCCGATCTTGGCGGCGCTCGGATCGGTCAATTCGACCTTGATGGGGCTTCGGTTCAGGTCGGCCAAGGCGTTGTCACCCCCGGTCCTTGATCGTGCCCTTAGAGCATAGACACCATTGGCCACTCGGGGGTCGTGGTCCGGCACAAAATGCTCTGCTGGCTTCGGGGCCGACGGCGCGGGTGCGGGCTTCGGAGCGTCGGACGGGCCTTCAGCCTTGCCGGCCCTATTGATCCAGGACAGCAGGGCCTTGATCCGGCCGTGAGATGCGGCGTGGGGATCGGCCTCCTTCGCTTCAGCCGCAGAGACAGGATTCAGATTGTTTGCGGCCCGCATGAACGGGTTCTGCGGCGACTTGAAGCTATCCTGCCGCGAGGCCACCACGTCCTCTTTGGTCGGGCCGCCGGACCCGTAGGGATCGCGGGGGCGCGACTGTCCGAAGCCGAGCCCTTGATCGAAATGAACAATGTCCTGCCCCCACCGACCCCCGGCGTTGCCGAGCCAGCGACTGTTGCCGCCGCTCTTGCGCGAATGATCCTCATAGGCGTCGGCGAACTTCTGATAGGCCCCGCGGTCGTAAGTGACGTTGCCCTTATCGTCGAGCAGGTGGATATCGGCCGCCGCACCATAGAGGTGCTGTGAGTTCCGCACGCCACGGCCCGACAGGGCGTTGCCGGCCGCTTCCTCGGGCGTGCGCATGCCTTGCGCGACCTTGAAGCGTTGCCCGGTCGCTTCGGACGCGGCGAGGAGGTCGCGCGCCAGCGGTGCGTTGACGCCTGCGAGTTCCCGCTTCGACCGATCGTCCATCCACTCGGGGTATTGACCATTCGTGCCACCGGGCTGTTGCTGGCCACCCTGGGCATCGGCCATGGCCTTTCGGTGGCCATCGATGGCGGCCTGGATCTGGACATCGGGCAGCCCCCGGAAGCTGTCCCATTCGTTCCTGAAACCGGCCGGACCTTGGCCCAAGCGCCCGGCAATCGACTTGTCGAGAAGCTTCTCCTGCAGGTCCGGGGTGAACTTCGTGTTCGGGTCCGTGTCCTTGGTCAGACCGCGCAAGGTGCTTTCGGTCCACTGCCCACGCCCAACCGGAAAGGCCGGCGATCCCGCGCGCGGCTTCATTTCACGCTGATACGCCTGGATCTCGGCAAGGGTCATCTCGGTCAGCGGCTTCGGTGGTGCCAGAGGCCCGCCTCTCTCGGCATGGCCGTATGCCGTCTCGTAGCCGCCCGCGCCCGTGGTGCCGGTCTCGCGTTGGGCGATGAGATCCTTCAGAGGCGTATGGGCGCCGGTAGGGACCGCACCTGAGTCTTCGGTGCCACCGAAGCCGAGCTTCTTCTTCCCCCAACTCCAAGCATTGGACAGGAAATTGCCGCCTTGGCCTTGCTTCTTGTTCCACTCGTCACGCTCATCTTTTGTCCACTCGCTGGCCGGCAGCGTGTTGTCTTTCATCTTCTTGGCGCGCTCGGCGGGATCAGTCGTCACCGGGACGCTGGGCGTGCTCTCGGCCGAGGCCCCCACCGCCACCACGGGATTGAGCGCGACCCTGAGCGCGCCCCCAATCCCGCCCAGCACGGGCGCGAGTCCGGCCAGCTTGACAAGCAATTCGGTGAGGACGGGCAGCACCTTGGCCGTCATCAGGACGCTCATCGCCACCATGGCGTTGCCGAAGGTCTCGACGGCCGCGGGGTTCTTCTCCATTTTCTGTGCGATGCCGTCGAAAGCATTCATCATCGGCACGAAGAATTGCGCTTCGATCTTCTCTTTGATGATCTTGAGGTCCGCCTCAAGACTGTTATAGGCCTGCGCAACCTTGCGCGCGTCCTCGGCTGCCTTGTTCGGGTCGAGGCCGAAGGCGTTGAGCTTGGCGTCGTAGGCTTTCAGGTTCTTGTTGAGCGTCGGCTGGTCGCGCAACGCCATGATGGCGTTGTCGCCTTCGATCCCCATCTGTCCAGCCTGGATCTTGGCCTGATTGTAGGGGATCGCAGAAAGATGGCCGCCGAACCGCTCGAGGAGCTGGTCGTTGTCCAGCACCTTGCCATCGGGGCCGAGAGTGCGGACCCCCATGCGCTCCAGCACCTGCCGATACCCTTCCGGGTTCGACTTCATCTTGGTGGCAAAGCCTTCCAGCGAAGAGTCCGCCTCCCCCTTGTCCACGCCCGCTTGCTGCATGGCGTATTCGAAGCGCTGGATGCCAGCGGCCGAGCTGCCGACACGGGCGCTCTGGACCGCCAGATGAGACAGACCGTCTGCCGTGCGTACCAGTCCGGTCAGGAAGGTGCCGAAGGGCACGGCCGACAGAAAGCCGCTCAGGCCCGTCGCCAGCCCCTGGCTGACGGATGCGAACCGAAGCAAGTAGGATTCGGCCTCCTTGAACTGCCCGGTGCGGATCTCCCTCGTCTTCTTTGCATGCACGGCTTCCGTGGCCGTGGCCTTTGCCGCCGTGTCCGTGCGTTTCTCGGCGATCTTGTCCGCTGCCTTGGACTCCAAGCCGAAGGTTTCGGTCAGGAACTTGGAAAACGCCTCGACGCGCTCGTCATTGGCCTTGTCTTCCTCGGCTTTCCACTTCGCCAGGGACTCCCGGATCGCTTTGAGGCGCCGGTCGGTCCCGACCGCCTCGGCTTCGACGCGCTTCGCCGCCCCAGCCTCGGTCGCTGCCGTGAGCTTGGCCTCGGTCTGCGCGACCGCAGCCTCGACCTTCTTCTGCCCGGCCGGGTCGTCCTGGAAGCCAATTTCGACAAGGAAGCTATCAAGAGGGGGGGTGTCTGCCATGATCTAAATCTAGCTCTTACGAATAGCCGAGACCGGCTTGCGTCTGATTGACCTGCTGACCCACGCCGAGGGTCGTCAATGTCATGCTCCACGCATCGCTTCGCGTGTCCCCGTTAATGAGGCTGTGCAGAACGCGATAGTTTCCATTAGGGTCTAACTGGTTCTTCAACTGTGCCTGTCGATCGGTCAGGTTCGGCAGGACCGGGCTACCATTGATCGAAGGCGACACGATGTCCGACTTGATCTGAATGTTCGTGTTCACGTGAATTGCCGGATTGATGAGGCATTCCACAATGATACCTTCCGGCCGCTGGATGGGCTGGGAAATCATGCCTGTCGAGGGACTGAGGACGATCGGAGTGCCGGAAACACTGGCGTTTTTTCCGACGATGCTCAACCGACCGTTCGATAGGGTATAGGTGGCCCCCTTGGACAGCGCGACTTCCCGCAAGTAGTCTCTGGCCATTCCCGCCAAGGTGATGCCGCGCGGGAACCGGGGCTGCGACAGGTCGATCCCCGCAACCTGTCCCATGGTGACGCCGAACTGGCCAAGGGCGTGAAGGCAGGTGTCGACGATCGTCTGCGGCGTCGATCCTGCCGCGAGGCTCGTGTTCACCCTGGCGGAATTGTACGCCAGGTCAGAGTTAGCGCACCATATCCTAAGCAGGGTCGTGGTGAAGTTGTCGATCTTCTCGCCGTACTGTGTCTCGACGATCGAACCCTTGAAGATCTCGCCAGTATTGCCCTCATATCCAGCGATGAAGGTGAGATCCGTGAATTCCTTCTGCACCTTCGCAACTGTCTGAGTGGACGGATTGAAGATCACGAATTGCGCGAGATCCGGACTTTGGAGCGTATGGCTCTCGATTTGGAACGACACGCGGAGGTCGGTGGGGCCGCCGCCGGTGATGATCTTCCCGTCCCCACTGCCGCCCGTGAGCGACAGAGCACAGGATCGAAGCCAGTTCCGACCCATCAGACACCGACCTTGCCGCTAGGGGCCGTGACGGTCTGCGCCGTGACGGCCTTGGCGACCGTTAGCGTACCGTTCGATCCGTCCGGGCTGGCCTGGATCGTCATGTTGCCGCCCTTGCCGGTCTCAGGATCGGGCTTCAAGGTTAGGTCTCCGATATGGACCAGCGACGGCGCATGCAGCGTAACCGCCATGGTGCTTCGGTGTGTGATGCCGTTGACGGGGTGCAGGTCGACAAGATGATTCCCGTCGTCGCTCCGCATCTGAGAGCTTTCGGTCGAGATGTTCGATAGGTCTCTCGGCATCGATCGAACGCCTGGAATGAAGATGGCATCCGATAGACTGTGCATCCGGTTCCAGATTTGTTGTTGCGTCCCCCCGCTCTGCCTCCAGGTATCATGGGGGCGGCCCATGAATAGCGCTACACCTTCGTCACCCTTCTTTATTGGATGAGTAAACGTCGTGCCGCCCCCGCCAGAGAAATGGACAGGAACGTCCAGCAATAGAGGAAAGTTCTCATAGGTTGTTTGACCGTAGGTCTGGTCATCGACCGTCTGCTTGATTGCCGGCTGCAGCTTGACGGTCTTCCCGTCGCTGTCTTCGGCGACAATGCACACGAGAGACGTGTGCAAATGTTTCTGGATGCCGGCCCACATGGTCCGCATCGCTTCCTCGGGATTGTCGAACTGTTCTCTGAGATCGGCCATCTCACTGCCTCGACTTTGATCGGGCCGCCGTGGCCGAGCGCAACGACATCACTTCCTCGAAAAGGACCGAACCGATCTCGCCGCATCTCTCGGCAATCGTCGCGTCGTCTAATCCTCGAAAGGCGCCGTCCGTCACCATGGCCATGCACTTGATCAGCAGGATCACCCGCTCGTAATTGGCCTCCGGGCCGCCGGCCGCGATCATGCCGGTCATCAGGGCGTCGGCCATGCGCTTGAATGCCGGATTGTCGAAGTCGGGCGCGCCGTCGCTGGCACGAGCCATCCATTTTCGGACCTTCGGTTCAGCGAGGCTGGCCTTCCTGCTCATTGTTTGTTCCTGTTGTCGACAAGGACGTGAGTGACGGACGTAAGAAGGCTGCGGGTGTCGACGAGCGGCTGGGCAAGACCGGCCCCCTGCAAGACATCATCGGGGGTGCCTTCACCGCGAAGCTTGAGGAACCGGCGCGCGTCGCGGCTGGCCTTGTCCCCCTTGAGCCTACCGGTGACGGACCAGCGCCGCCTGGCACGGGCCTCGATGGTGCGGTCGGACAGAGGCGCGAAATCGCCGGCCTGCATCGTCTGCTTCACAGCTTCCTCGGCAATGAACCCAACGGCCCGAAGGCCCGCTTCGGCGGCGTTAGCATCGCCCGTGAAAGCCTTCTCGGCCGCCTTGGCGAGGATGGTGGCCATCTGCGGCCGCACGCTCTTCACGCCGGGCACGAGGAACGGCCGGGCCGGGATGTTCTGGGCAGGGGAACCCGTTTCGAGGATGTAGCCGAGCACGGCGTTGTTGATCGGGTTCGGCTGGCCAGGTTGGGCCGGGCGCGCGGGAGCGTCGCCGGGGATGCCCACGAGGACCCGCTGCTTCACGAGCGACGCGACGGCCTTGGCGATGGCGCCTGAGCCGGAGCCGGCCTTCCGAGTCACCTTCGATGTCGCCACCATCAGGGCAGGCTCCGCTGCCGGCGCCGACTCGCTGAGCTACTGCGCATGGGACGCGGTCCGGTTGAAGGAGCGCACCAGGTCGTGCACGAGCCGGCGGTCGACGAAACGGATCGGGATGCGGCCGGCCTTCGCCAGTGGCAATCGGACACCTTCCGGCTTGTTCTGGACCTCGGGCTTGCTGCGGTCTGTCTCGGCCATTCGATTGTCCTGCGGGTGTTCGAAGAGTGCCCCGTCCGGCCGGAAGGATACGACCGGGCGGGGCTCGCGGACTCACCCCTCGATTCGAGTCGAAGAGCGCCCACTGCGGATGTTCGGCACCGTCCGCTGGCCTCTCGCGTAACCTGCCAAGGCACGCAAAACTGGATCAGGTCCGCCCGTAGTGGGCGGCGTGAATGGCGTTCATGTCGGCCGACGTCATCGACCGGACGCGGTTGCCGGCATCGTCGCGGACGTAGCCTGCCGTCGCCGAGACGAGACCGGAGCCCTCAGCAGCCTGACGCGCCGCGGCATCGTGCATTTTGCGGCGCCGCTCCTTGAAGGCGTGGATCTTGGGGGCAAGGGCGTCGAGAGACTCGGACAGCTCACCCATGCGTCGGATGACGGCGTCGCGGGCGGTCCGCTTGCTAGACACGGTGACGGGCGCCATGACCCTTGCGACGCCGGCACTCACGGCTCGGCGGACCGCGGCATCGTCCATGTGGCCGGAACGGGATGGCCGGAGCCCGCAGCATGAACTGCAACCGCATGAGCCGACGGTGTGGAAACGTCCATCGCGAAAGCCGGCAGCGGCGTCGTGGTGGCGGATATTGCGGATGGTCTGAGGCACGGCATCAACTCCTCTCAAGCCACGCTAACGGGCGTGGGCGGAGCGGGCGGAACCGCGGCTGGCTTGGTGAAGGCAGACTCGGCCTGGGGGTCGGCGGCGAGCGCGGCGGCGTATGCGGACCAAGCGTCGCCCTCATCGATCCAGTTTTGGGCGAAGACCCCTTGGTGGGGCGGAGGTGGCGCGGATGCCAGCACGCTTCCGACAATCGCCGTCTGGACCACCATGCGGGGCGCCTGAAGAGCGGCCTGCGCATGTGCAGGATCGGGCACCACCATCCCGTTCGGAAGCGTCTTGTTCGGCGCGGTCTTGGGCGGCACGTAGTCGCCGGCGATGCGCTTGGTGTAGGCGTGCAGCCGAACTCGCAGCGCTAGGGTGCGGGCGTCGGTCGCCTGTAGCTCGCGTGCCACGGCATCGGCATCGGCACAAAGCACCTGATCCACCGCACGCTTCACCACGAGATCGGCCGCCGTGAGGTCGGCGATGCGGGCCGCGTGCTCAGTCGCGAGTTTGTCTATCGTGGCCCGGGCGGTGCGGAGATCATCCTCCAGCGAGGGGCTGTTGCGGGCGAAGGGCTCGGCTGCCCGGGGTGGGGCATCGCCATCCCGAAGGGCCGCGTGGAGCCGCGCCGTGGCGTCGGCGTCATGTCGGGCCTCCTCCGCCTGCGCGGCTAACAACTTGCCATCCACGGCCTCGGCATGCGCCTTGGCACGATCGAGGATAGCCCCAGCATCTGCGGCGGCCGTCCGTACCAGGGCGCGAGCTGCATGGGCTTCCCCGAGCTTCCCGCGAGCCGCGCCGTCCGACCCGAATAGGATGGCAAGGTCGGCTTCGTGCCGGGCGTGCTCGGCCTCGACATCGGCGAGAATGGTGAGAGCCTGCCGGTGCTGGCGATCGACATCGACGGCCTCACCCCGGAGCGACCCGACATCGGAGGGATCCGGCTCTGCTGTGCCGATCGCCGCGCCGACCTGGTGCTCGGCCGCGGCCGTCAGCTTGGCGTGGACCTCGGCGAGATGGGAGCCGAGGCGGTCGGCGTAGGACCGAGCGCGATCGAGACGGGCTTTGCTGTGCGCCACGGTGACGAGTTGCCCAGCGGCGTGGGCCGCGTCGAGGCCGATGCCAGGACCGGAGGGAGCGGCCGAGCGAAAGGCTACCACGGAAGGTCCAGGCAGGTGCTGGAACGGGCGATGCGGTTCGTATGGAATGGCCGGCACCGTGCCGGGGATCGGGCCGAGAGCGTGGACGGGCACGACGCGGGTCGCAGGGAATGCAGGGTGGAAGGCACGGTCCACCGTGTCGACCGGACGGCCGAACTTCACTAGATCCACCGACGCGCCCGCGGGAACGGCAGAGGAATGGGAGAAACGGTCCGCAGCGGGTCGGTCAGAGGATTCGTGAAGGGTGCGGTCGACGGGCGCTGCGAAGTCAGTGGTGCGGTTCGGAATGGTCATGGTCAATCGTCCAGAAGAGAAGCCCAGCTGAAGCTGTCACCACGCCCGATGGCGTCGAAGACGGCGCAGCACGCGACCACGGCGAGATCGTCGTGGCCGCTGTCGGGGTGGCGGATGCTGTCACGGCCGACGCGGGACGTGCGGCGCTCCAGCGCGATCAACTCGGCGGTGAGCTGCGGCACGTCGAGCAATTCGACCCGGCTGCTGTTGAGCAGGGGCAAGGTGTCCCGGAAGATCTCGGAAGCCGACCGATCGTTCAGCTGATAGTCGATACCCAGCTTGCGGAAGGGCTCGCGGGCGAATTCGCCGGCGTACCTGTCGCCGGACACCTTCGTGACACTGTAGGTCTTGAGCAGACCCACGAAGTCGGTCACGACGCTTTCAGGGCTGAAGGGCGGCTTGCGCACCCGCACGGCGTCGAGCACGCCCCGCTCGCCGTCCCGATGGGCGATCGCCAGCGTCATGGCGTCCTTGGACCCGCCCGAGGGATCCACGGCGGCGAGGTAGTTCGTCCCATGCACCGGCGGCAGCTCGTGCCGGCCCGGCTCCACCGCGGCCTCGATCACCTCGCGAGACACGAAGGCCTCAAGGTCGCTGCGAAACAGCGCGCCATATTCCGCGGCAGCTCGGGCGGGGTCGGCCTCGTATTCGGCGTCGATCTCGGCTTGCGGGATCGTCGGGTTCATGACGCGGGTCGCGGCCTGCCACACCAGCGTGCGGCTGTCGTCGACTCCGTGGTGCCGCTTGAACGCCTCCCACATAGCGCCGCGCCGGCTGTAGGGCGACGAAGCCCCCAGCAGCATGGCGCCCGGAAACTGCTTCATGGCGGGCTTTAGCGCGCCGATGATGTCCACGTCCGCATCGGACGCACCCTCGACCGTCCAGAATGCGGCTTCGTCGAGCAGAGCGCAGGGGATCGCATACCCTCGGATCGTTCGGGACGAAGCGGTCATGACCTCGATGGAAACCGGCGTGGTGAGCCGCAGCTCCTCCGCCGTCTCGCCTTCCACCAGAGCCCGAAGCGCCGGCACGGCTTCCATGATGCCTTTGATGTAGCGGAAGATCACACGGGCCTGCCGGCGGTCGGCTGCCACGATGATGACGGTGGCGCTCTCGCCCATCGCGAGGAACGGGGCATAGTCGCGGAAGCAAGCCAAGAACACCGCGATCAAGGCCAGGACGAAGCTCTTTCCCGCGCGGCGACCGCAGATGAGCCAGGCTGCTCCGAAGGTCGCTGTGGGCAGGGTCTCGCGCGCCGTGCAGGCGCGGAAGAGGTCTGCCTCGGCCTCGTTCATCGGCAGGCCGAACAGCGCCTTGAGGAAGCCGCGCCAAGCGCCCCACGTCGAGCGGTCGCGGATCACGCCGCCGAAGATAGCCGGATCGTCGAGGGCCTGGACGATGTTCACTCGGCACCCCCGAGCTTAACCGTGATGTACACCATGAAGGCGTGGCCCGCGCGCTCGTGCGTCTCGGTAACGGCGGCCTTCATGAATGCCTCGCCATGAGATCGGCGATGGTCGGGGTGCGGTCGCGCGCCATCCGCTTGATGCCCATCGCGTTCAACGTCCGCGTGAGCTGGCCGGTCATCTCCCGGTACATTCCGAGATCGACGTCCTCGCCTTTGGAGAGCTGTCCTTCCATCTGTTCGAGAGTGATCTCGATCGTCGCGACGCGGCGGCAAAGCGACCGCTGGCCTTCGGACAGGGTTTCGCGAGGCCCGAGGTCTTCCTCATGGAGTTGCACGAGGTCACCGAACCGCCGCGCCCAAGGCCCCTCGTGGGCGCCGTCCGCGAACAATCGCGAGCCGTTTGTCACCGCTGAGCGCAACTTGGACGGTCGCGCCTCGCCTGGGGATCGCTTTGCCTTCCGAATGGGGACGATCTTGGAACAGTCGTTCAACGCGATGGCCGTAGCTGGTGGATGCTATCGGCCTGCGGAACAGGGGTTCCCTAAGGCTGGACGGGTATGAGCCGCGGACTCAGTATAGGGACGGGATGGGGACGAATGCAAGGGCCAGTCAGCCCGCGTCCAAAGCGCTTCGATGTGATAACTGTGATTCTGGCTAGGAAGAGGGACAAAGCATGCTGACGAACAGAAGTGTTGCCCTTGCGATCGTGCTGATGGGCCTCGCCGGAGGGCGGACCCTTGCCGCGACATGCCATCTGACAGTCCAAGGAGCTAGCATCTTGGATGACGAGGATTGCACGGTCAGCAAGGCAAGAGGCTCAACTAAAGTCATCGTTGGATCATATGGAACAATCCTCATTAGAGGATCCGCAATGAGCGTCCAGATCGCTGATCCACAATCAACTGGCAGGAGATACAGCAGAAGACACGTATCTCTCGGTGAGGTTATAATGTCGGACAACTCGGATGAGAAGACTTGTTACTTCGGTCAGAAGGCGACGCTCTGTGTCGAGCAGTGACCCGAGGGTCTGCCCCGCGACACCACTTCACGCATTCAGCAAAAGCAGCCGCGAGACCTGTGAAGCAGACCACGTCGAGCCGCCGCGAGCCGCGGGGATGCCACGCTCCGTCAGCCCCTTGGCGAGGCCGTTGAGGCTCGTGACGCCGGCCGTCTGCATCTCGCGTACGATCGGGGCGAGATCGGCGCCACGAGCCGCCGCACGCGCTCGGCGCGATCTGAGGCTGGCATCCGCTGCGCCCAAAGCCACAGCGCGGTCGCGCGTCGAGCCATCCTTCCTCACGTCACGGAAACCCCCGAGCTTCACGCCACGAGCCTTCGCTTGGGCAAGGGCCGCCTTGGTGCGAGTCGAGATCGCCCGGCGCTCTTCCTCCGCCACCATCGCCATGATCCCCACCGTCAGCCGGTTCGCGTTCGGCATATCGGCCGCGATGAAATCGACACCGGCTTTCTCCAGCCCAAGGAGGAAATGCGCGTCACGAGACAAGCGGTCGAGTTTAGCGATAAGCAGTCGCGCCCCGTAGGCCCGACATGCCCGGATAGCCTCGGCGAGTTTCGGCCGCTGGCAATCGGCGCCGCTCTCGACCTCGACGAATTCCGCCACCACGCGCCAGTCGCCACCGTTAAGGAACGTCTGCACGGCGGCGCGCTGAGCATCAAGCCCCAGGCCGGATGCGCCCTGCCGAGCGGTGCTCACACGGCTGTAGATCACGAAAGAGCCCGAGGCCATAGCACCCATACCGTTTGCAACATCGTTCGTTGTCGTAAACGGTACGGGCTTGCCTCGGTTCCGTCAACAGCCTTCTCACCCCATCGGGAAGCCGTGCTCGGCCGCCTTGGCCTTGAGGTAGCCTTTCGCAAGGTCGGTCAGGATACCGACTGTCCAGCCACCGACCTTGTCGGCCCGACCCTTGGTTTCCTTCCACACCGCCGGCTCACGACGGCATCCAGGAAGTCGCGGCCGGCCCACGTTAGGCTGCGAAAGTACCATGAGCCACTGAGGTCGCCTCGCACGTCGGCACCTGAGTCTGCAAAGCCGGCGTCATAGATCATCGCGAGATGGTGCCAGATCTCGTCATCGCCGCTGCCCTCGACGGCGATTTCAGCATCGCTCACGTCGAAACTCACGAACCCACCGGGGCACATCGGAAGTGCCTCCAACCGCAACAGCAGTTCTCTGATCAGATCCATGTCGCGGCGCATCGGACTGCCTTCCTTTTCCACCACACACAACGGAAATCGACCCGCAGGATGCGGCGGCATCACGAGCGCGTCGAGGCCGATGGGAAAATTCGGGCGGGGTAGTGCGTGCGTCGACCACCTTGAAAGACGTCGATTGTTTTTCAGGAGTGCCCATCAGGCTCATGCTCGCTAAACCACGGCTGACACGGCTAACCACGGCCCATTTTCCATAGAAGTAGTATGCGCGCGCACGTTACCGCCTAGTTGGAAAGTCAGCCGTGGTCGGCCGTTGGCCGTGGTTTAGTTGGCCGGTATCCATGGCCTGCTTCCCCTCCAGTCCTTCTCGCCTCGCTTCCAGTTAAGGCGCTGAAGGATAGACGTGATTCGGTTCTGCTCCGCTCTGCCGATGCGAGGTGTTTCAAGGCTAAGTGCAACACGGGCGATGTCGCCGACGATCACGGACGACTTGCCGGAGAGGTGTCTCTCGATGGGTTCTTCCCATAGGTCGACCTCGAATCTCGCCTCCTGTTGCGGGGCAATGTGGCGCCGCTCGAAATCCTGATCCGGCCACCACTTGGCACCGTCCCGATAGGCGACGACGGCTTCGGCGAACAGCTGGTCGCGGTCGCGTGTGAGGGCGTCGCTGTCGATCTTGCCCACCTTCACAGGCCAGAACCGTCGGCCCCCGGTCTCATCCTTCAGGTAGGCCGTGGCGTTCGTCGTGCCGATGAAGACGCACTGGCGCGGCTGGATCACCTCTTTCCGTCCGTAGCTCGGGCGGTAGCGCTCGACAGGCCTCGTGATGAAGGCTTTCAGGTGCGCGGATTCGGCTCGGCTTAATGCCGAGAGTTCGCCGACCTCAATCAACCACTTGCCGACCAAGTGTTGCGCGACGTCTTTGCCCTCGGTGACGTCGGGTAGACTGTCGCTGAACCATTCGCCGCCAAGAATAGCGCAAGCAGTTGACTTCCTGGCACCCTGCGGTCCCTCGAAAATCGGCATGTAATCTGCCTTGCATCCCGGATCATAAATCCTCACCACCATGGCCACCAGGAACATGCGGCCGATACCGGTTGCGTAGGGGGTGGCGTCGGCCCCGAGATAAGTGGCGAGCCATCGGTCGAGCCGGGGGGTGCGGTCCCACTTCAGCGCGTCGAGCCAGTCGCGCACCGGATGAAACCCGCACTCCCTGGCCCGGAGGTCGACGGCCTGGTGAACCGTGTCCTTTCCGAGCCGGGGCAGTCCGGCGAGCTGCATCCACTCCTGGACCTGGCTCACGTCGGTATCGCGCACCGGCCTGGGCTTTTCGACAGGGTCGGCGCCTTCCGGCGTGACCGCGGGCAACGACGCCAACAGGATCGGCGCCTGCATCATCTCGTCATAGGCGAAGGCGTCGGCGACCTCGGGTGCGTGCCGCAGCGCCACCATGGCATTCGCCAGGTTGGCCACGGGGCGGCCCCGATCGTCGCATGTGGCCTGCTTGAGCCATGTGGCCTTGCCGTTGCCCCCGGCCTTGGCCCGGCCCTTCCGCCGGTCCGCCAGGGCGGTCACGTTGTCGTCGCGCGGCGGGGTCATTCGGCGGCCTCGACGCGGATAGCCGAGCGGACGATGATCTTGGGCAGTTCCACCCGCATGATGGCGTTGAGCCGGTTTCGTCCGTGGTGACTGTCCACCTGCATGGTGCCAGCATCGCGGAGCAGGGGTCCGGCTCGGACGGGATCCACTACTGCGACGCCGCTGCGGTTGGCGCATAGCCAGGACATGACGTCGGCGTGGACCGTTAGGGGTTCGCCCATGCGGCTGCCGTCGAGCTGCTCTTCGCCGATCAAACCGAGTTTTCCGCGCCAGGATGCCACGAACGGTTCCGGCCCCGTTCGCCACGCCACGATGTCGGCGGCCCGGCCGTCACGATCGAAGGCGAGCGCCACCAGGGCGTCCCTCACCATTTCGTGGTTCACGTAGCGGCCGAACTCAAAACGGCCGTCACGGGCCTCGACGCGGTCCTGGCGGATACAATGCCCGGTGCCGTCGAGGCCCGACACGAGCGCCAGGACGGAGACGCCCATCGACTTCATGTGGTCGATGCTGCGCTGGTCGAGCGGCTGGCATAGCAGGAACTCGGCCACGGGATCGTCGATGAGGAACGTGCCCATCAGCGTCCCTCCCGTGTCATGCCGGCGACCGCGATGAGCGCCGCTTCGGCGCGGCCGTCGTCCTTCACTCGAGCGAACAGGTCGGCCCGCGCGGGCCAGCGCCGGATCGCTTCGGACCTGGCCGCGTCTTTGGTGCCAACCTTGCCGGGCGGGATGCCGACGCGGCGCTTCCACCAAGCCGGCGCCACCATCTCGACGGGGATCGCCAGCGCACCGAGGGTCCCCTCAATGATGCCGCGGCTGCGTCCGAAACCGAACGCGCCGACCGCACCTTCACCAGGCCGAGGTCCGACAAGCTCGCAGTAGGCGAGTCCAGCTCCCCACGCTCGAACTCTCGCGGCGAGCAGTGGCGCGTTGATCGCTCTCCGCCCCGCAGCGCCGTCCGCCAACACCGGCATGTCGGTGAGGTCGAGCAGCACGCCATCCGAAGTCAGCAGCGCCAGCGCGCCGCCGAGGCCTGGATCGATGCCGAGCACGAGCGCGCTCATGACGCGCCTCTCAAGCTACCGACCAACTTGCCGATGATCTCGCGCTCGGACGCCTCTGCGGCCTTCAGCACCTGGAATTGGTCTGGCGGCAGGTGGTCCTCAATCGCGCACTCCACGATAGCCCGCAGCGTGCCGGGAGGGATGGCGTCCAGCTCCACCGAGATGTCGCCAAACCCCTTGGACCGGGTATCGCTGGTCTTGGTGGGGCGCGTGGGGAGCTTCAGCTTCTCGATCTGCCACTTGGTTACGCCGATACGCTCGAAGGTGATGTCGGCGTCCGGCGCCAGCTCGCGCAGCGTCTCCTCGATCTTCTCACCGGCATTGACGCCGGAGGGATCGTAGTCGCCGAGGTGATAGATGAAGACGGGCCGATCGAGCCCGTTGATGTACTCGGCCGCGCTGTGCAGAAAACTCAGGCTGGCGTAGCCGCGAGCCACCATGAGCGGCACGTCGTACTTCGAGGTGATGGGCATGACGACGCCAGCGAGGGCATCCTTTTCCAGCCAAACCTCGACGTAGGCATCCACATCGTTCCAGAGCGCCTTCCTGTAGAACTTGGCGGTCTCGTCGAGGGCGGCCTGTACGCTGTCGAACGTGTTCGGCTTTCGCTGCCAACGCGTGTTGTCGGCCAGCCAGTCATAGGGCAGCGTCTTGGCCCGCCGCATCAGCACGAGGTCGGTCTGCACCTTCGTGTAGCCGGCCTCGTTCTTGTCAATGACGCCGCGGACGGTGGCCTGGTAGTAGACTTGGCGCACCGTCATCGGCCGCATGGCCTTCACGATGTCGTAGAGCGCCTGACGGCGGGCCTCAACCTCGGCCTTGGTGGAGCGCCCCCGTTTTATGAGGCTAGAGCTGTTGCCGGTCAGGCTGGATCATAGGCATCGTAGCCTGCTGCGGTGAGGTAGTTGCGGCACTCGTCGGGTCTGAAGTGAGTGAAAGCTTCTCGGATGGCCGCCCATAGGTCCGAGACG